CAGAACCAGCTTCCTAAGTCAGACCAATCTAAGAAGATTGACCTACGTACGGCAGCACGCTGAGTACCGAAAGGTAACACAGATGCTGTGCAACGCTCCGCATCGTATCCGGATATCGACTTCCAAACAGACCCCATACGGGGCCAATCTAAAGTCGACCTGGACAAGCGCACAGACTTAAAAACGTATGCATTAGTATGCGTTTTCTTGTTGCGCACGACATGGAGTTTTGCTACGTCTGATCTGCAAGTGCGGAAACCACCATCGCCGTAGCCTGGGGGGACCTCAAACTGGTAACTCGTATGTTCGCGAAGCCAGGCAATAACGCCAAGGAAGCGAACATCTTTGAAACCATCTCGAGACATCCATTCATGGAGACGATTATGGAAAGCATACAACTGTACGGTGTCCTCTATAGGACCACGTAAGTAGAAAGGGCTCAGATCGAACCCTTTATAGTAATGATTATCGCACGATTCTCTGAAGAAGCCTGAAGTAAAGGATTTATCGGTATTCACCTTTAAACCACAGAACTCTAGGAACTCTATCAGAAGGCTGGAAACATCTCTGTGACATATAATATCGTCGCCGAAGATGCTGCAGACAGCGCCGTCGTTCCCACTATACTCGTTGCAAGCCCTTATCATACAATAGAATATTGCAGACTGGAGCTCCCAAGTATAACCGTTACCCATCGCTGAAAATTTCTGAAGCGGCAAAATACCACACTCTTTAATTTTCACGAGCCCACATCTTGTTAAATACAAGGCAGTCAACCATCTATGGTCTTCTACTACGTACTCGACGAAACGAGCTGCGAGTAGATCAGACGCTGAGGATAAATCCAGCGTACAGATCTCAGGGTTACTGAAAGAGCCAAGCCGAGCAAACTCGCGATTCGTGTTCTGATCATTAAGATCAAGAGCTGGGTAACCAGCGCCAGTAGACTGGCCACGCATCCGACAACGAATCAATTTACCTAGCGATTTTTGCAGGTATAGATTCATGTCAGGCTGGATTTCAATTGGGCGGTCCGTTGAAGAATTCTTCGGAACCGTGAGAAACTCAGCATACTCTCTCACTTCGAAATCGGACCAAGGTCCAAAACGTGCTGCTTTCACAAGCGGCAACAGAAGCGAGGTAGTATGTGGTATGCCTTCGAACTTAAAAGCACTGTCACTATATTTTCGCGACAGGCGTGTCGAGGCACCCGGACCAAAAGACGCTCCTATAAGCCAGTTATCCGGCAGAACACCTAGAATGTTATTCAGGTGCTTCCTTGTTAACATCAATAAATGATGGAACTTGGTGCCTTCAAACTCGCGTTTTTCAAAGCGTCGATTAGTTTCCTTACAACGACTCTCACATGCTAGGTATTTTTCTAAGCACGTGCGTCGCCTTTCGGCGGCGGTCTTTGGATCCTTAGTTGTATACTTACTAAACACCATTTGGTGCAAATACGTATCTCTAAAGACGATAGGACAGATATCAAGTTGTGTAATATTTGTTTCATGAATCACCTGTGTCAAAGCGGGCAGTAACGCCTTCTTGACCTGACTCTTCGTGATAACAAATCCTGGTTTTGCTGCGTTACTATTAACAAACAGCGGGAGCTGAACAGCCATGTTAGATTCCTAATCAGGTAAGTGAGAATGAAGCTATTAATATAAAGCTTCGACGTTAGCAGCCATGCCCTGCAACAGAGATGTTGCAGTCAAGCCCTTTACGTAGGCCACAAGATCATCGCGATCTTGCTTCGTACCTTGGGGCGCAATACGATATTCAATCGTAGCAGACTGATAACCGATCACTTTACCAGAGACGGAATCGTAACGCGGCACGTTAAACGTCGCACGAACCGAGGAGATTCCTTTCGGATTCTTAGCTAAGTTCGTTTTGATAGTAACGTACGGTTGTTCAAGAACAACGCTCTTCGCACGGTCATAAAACACCGCCACGCCGTCTTTGATAGACGATGGTGTGAAAGTGTGATTGACTGGGGTTGACTGGCCATCAGCCAGCACGATATTCGCGATTTGTGGCATATGCCACCTCCGGGTTAGAGTTTGCCGTATACCTTAACAGACGCCTTGGACGTAAATTGTCCAATTAAAGCAAGAGAATCAATGATTCTCATCCATTTAAGGTTCGGATCAAACGAAAGGGTTATTTGTGGAAGTGAGGGTAGCATCTTACGATGGAAATAAACAAATTCCTCGTCGATGTCTAAACTCGTTACATTAGCATTCAGGAATCCATACGTTGGATACGTTAGGACGCTAGAAGCTTCGGTCAGCATTTGAGCTGACCCTGGCACCACAGACGACGTAAACTTGTAACTCTCGCAAACGTAAAGTTGCTTGAGCCCAGCTGTAGCCGTTAGTGATGATAACACATCGCCGACATTGACGAACCAATCGACTACAAACGATAAGGGAACGAGTTCCCATAAGGTTGCAATCGGATTGAGGACGCCAAGCCCTTCGAGTTGGGAAACAAGATCAGTTCCGCTGTAGTTATACAGGACTTCATAGGCAGCCGACAATCGATAGAAGTGAGTGTCTTTGACATCACAACTATACGACATCGAAACTGGCCTAATGAGACCGAAGTCTCGCCTGTCACCTACGGTGCGGATCTGGCTGTCGCCAAATCTAGCGCGTACCACAAAGGATACTGTCGGTTTTTCACGCATAAAGTCGTCTATTAAATTAGACATCTCCCCGATGAAAGGGAGCCAGCCATACCTCATCTCCAGCCAGGTTCGCTCTGCTAGGCGTATACGCTTTGCAGTGTTACCGTGCTGGTATTTATACATGAGGTTTTTCAACCGTTTCTTAGAGAGTTTCTTTTCACCACGGAATTGTGGCGATATAGTCTCTCCATAGGTTGTTATTAGTGACTGAGCTTGCGCGAACTTACCACTCTTTACTGCTTTAAATATTTCAAGCAGCTGTAGCGATCTGCCCTGCAACATTCGAATAGTATCTTTTCGCTCGCCGTAAAACACGGCTGCATCAAAGGTCCTAGATCGTTTGTCACCAATCTTGTCATATATCTTGCTTAAAGCTCGATTGACAAGGTGAGCAGGCGGGGTTCGATAACCCCATGTGGTGGCTGTATCAACCAAACCGGCCGTTTGGAAGGAAGGGGCATTACCCCCGCCTCCTTTCTGGCCAGTACAGTCGATCCCATAAGCGGCACCGCTTCTAAAAGAGAAGTCCTTCACCTTTGCTACAACAGACTGCGATTTAAGCTTTCTGAAGAGGTAGGGTTTAGGAGGCAGCAATCCAGTGGAGCGATCGCGGTCAGGAAACTTTCCACGATCGGTTTCACGGTACTCGTATCCAACTTTTGCTGGATAACCATAGCCCAGATTAATATAACCCGCGTTCATACAAACAGGACGCGGTGGGCTCCATGAATCAGCCGCGTTATAGACGTACTTAGCCTCGCAAGAGGTGTCGGTGCCATCAGTAACAGCGGACAGATTGTAACTCCAGGACTCAATATTTTGTGCCATGAGGCTTCTCCGAGAATATGAGGTTCACGTTCAACAGCAGCGTTCATTTACGCTGTTGGGAC